AAGAGCCTCTAACATCATAATGATTCTTTGCTTCTTCTATGTTAGAAAGAAAGACAGAAGATATCAATAAGTCATTGATTGTTATGATTTTCTCGTTGTGGTTTACGTCACTACCAGTGATTTCTGTACCAGCTGTATGATAAGAAGCATCAATTCTGCCCATTACAGGGAATTGTGCACTTTTACCATTACTGATTGTACGTACAGTCTCAGCTCCTTGAGTTACTGAAGCACGTTCAAATGAAGTTAATACCTCCCCTGAAAATACTTTAAGAAATAGAGCGTCTTCTGAACCACCAGTGTTGATTTTACCGACTGATACTGGACTAGCACCTGCCATAATAAATCTCCTTTGGTTGTAGTTTAGTTGTTGTTAAACGCCTCTAAGATTCACCCCAAGATTGTCTTCCGCAGAAGGTCAAGTTGCACTACTTGTCGGCAACAGCCACCTAAAAAGGTCGCACTGTTATATTTTACTAAAACTTATTCTTTTTACTACTGTTTTCTGAGGGTGTTAAATATTGTAAATTACCTATTACATGTAAGCCTGATACAGTTTCTCCTTGTAGGGGAATTATATGGTCTACGTGATAGCCTTTAGGAACATTCATATAAAACTTTCTAATAAGTTCTTCTTCAGACCAAGTCGGTGTTCTCAGTAATTCAGATGCTCTTCTTTTGGCACTGTGTACTCTGTATGTTAATTTGCCTTTCTTAGACTGTTTATATTTCTTTTGTGTTAATCTACCTTTATTAGACTGTTTATATTTCTTCAGTGCTAATTTACCTTCATCAGACTGTTGATATTTCTGCTGCTGTTTTTTATAAGCTGCAGTCTTATTATATAACCTGTGGTACGCTTTCCTATACTCTTTATAAGACTCAAAGTCTTCTTTGTTCAATCCAAATTTATCCATTAGCACTTCCACTTACGTAAAGCTAGAGCCTTACGTGTTGGCTTTCCATTTGGTTTTTTCATTGCACCTTTAACACCACTCATTCTTGCACAGAAACTTTTACGTCTCCCAGCTGCTTTAGAACCTTTAGGTGCTTTTCCTGTTACAGGTGGTTTAAGATTAGCCCCAGTCTTACGTTTATAATAACGTCTACCAGCGGCATTTAATCCGCCACTAGGGCTTTGGTGTTTCTTTGCTGGCATTTACTTTTTCTTTCTTACTGTTTTCTTTTTAGGGAAACCAGCTTTCATATTAGAATAAGCTGTCTTGCTTATGGTAGATTTAGACTTGGGTCTACTTGTTCCAGCTTTCTTACGAGCATTTATATTTGCATATAATCCACGTTTAGCCATTAACATTTACCTCTTTTTTTAGTCTTCCCTTTTTTCATTGGTTTACCATATGACATCGTATGTCTCCTATAAATTACTGTTTGCTAATTTCTCTTGTACTTCAGCTTGAAAAGCTGGGTCTTTAGCATATCTTGGGTCGCCCATGTCAGCTTGTACTTGAGCCCATGATTCATAGCCACCTTGTGAAGTAGCACCTGCTTTACCTGATAATAATTTAGGGTCGCTTCCTTCAGCCGCTATATACCTAGCTTGTAAACCTGTAACAGCTAGCTTGATAGTTTCCATCTCACCACTATTAACAGCTTTGTTGTAAGCTTCTACTTCAGCTGTAGACAAGTTGTTGCCAGCCCATTGAGTCATCTCTATGTAAGCTGCTTCTCCACCTACTATACTCTTAACTTCACTACCTTGTTGTAGTGCTCTAGCTTCTTGTCCAGCAATAAACTGGTCTACTATATCTCTACTGATACCAACTTTCTCTAATCTTTCATAAGACTCATCAGCTAGTTGTCCACTCTCTGCATACTCTGCACTGAGTGAATCCATGTCAAGTCCAGCAGACTCAACAGCTTCATCAGCTTGTATTTCTAAATCACTTTTAGGTTGTTCTTCAGCCTTCGCTTCTTCCTTAGGCTCTTCTTTAGGTTGCCCTAATTTAGCTTCTAATTCAGCGTATGATTTAGCCATGTCTTCTACAGAATTAAACTTCTCAGGTAAGCCTTCAGGTTTAGATACTTGTTCTTCTACTGCTGGGGCTTCTGATGTTGTCTCATCTGATTGTACTACTACTTGTTCTACCATTTATTTCTTCTCCTTTATTGTGGTTTAGTCATGTTATCAGCAACAGGTTTTACTACATCCTGTGCCATATCCATCATTTGTTGCTGTTGCATTTGCTGTTGTGCAGCTTCTTGCTCTTGAGCTAGTTGTTCTTGACTCTTAATTAAGCCTTCAGTGTCGATACCTAAGCTAGTAGCAACACGGGTAATCAAGTCACTAGGGTTTAATGACTGTACTACTTCAGGACTAATCTGTGCAAGCTGTCCTATCTCCATAACAAATTCTCTTAATTTCTGTAGGTCATTACCACGTCCTAAAGCTTCTATACCTGTGATAACAGTAGGTGCTACAGAATCTTTTGGAAGTTTTGGTATCTCATTGGATTGAGACATACGTTTCATTAATACTTGTACTAATGGTAATTGAAACTCTTGAGATAATAATGAGTATATACCACCCATACTAGTCTCTAACTGTTCAGCCATGTAACGTATTTCTTGTGCTGTTACACGTTCAGCATCTCTTTGTATTGCTGTGTGTAATAAGAAAGCGTATGACATACGTTCCTCTAGTCGTCCTATGCTACGTTCTACAATAGACAAATCATATTGCTTATCAGTTTGTAGACATGTTACGTCGTCTCTTTGTCCTGTAATTATGTCGCCGTTTCTAGTGTTAGCCAAATCTCGTTTACGGGTTACAGCGTTAGGGCGTACCATGAAAACTATTTTACTTGCAGCTGCTGATGATTCTACTAGTGATTGTGATAGTCCTTCTAGTGACCTTAGGTCTCCTAGAAATTCCTCTACATAACCACGTCCATAGTCTTCACCATCTACTCTTACCATACGTAATGCTTGGTAAGGCATGTTGTCTGCTGGGTATGTACCTACTGAGCTTGGTATTTTGTGTCCCATAACTTCTTGACATACATAGTATTTGCTGTCAGGTAATCTGTATATATGAGTGTATATCTCACAGTCCTCATCTTCTTTATAATCAGGATATTTACCTATAACTTGTAGTGTTTCTTCATCCAATGCTATTGGACTAATGTTTTCTTTAATAATTACTTCTAATAAATTACCTTCCTCATCTCTTCTACAAACAAATTGTGTTATACCATATACACGCATGTTGCCTTTCTTAGGTAGATATGTTAGTACATTACCACTTACAATAAGATGTTTTAGTGCTTCAAATACAGATACTCTAAGTGCTAGGTTCTCTATTTTCTTGTGTATCTCACGCTCAATTTTGGCTAGAGACTTCTCAATTTCAGATTGTAATTCAGGGTTCTGCTCTAGTTCCTCTTTAGTTTTACCTGATAAAGATAATCTAAAGAAGGGTGAGTTGGGTGGTAATAATAATAATAGAAGTTTGGAAGCTAGGTTGTTAACACCACGTGCTCCCACTGATTGGAATGGGGTATATAGGTCTGAGCTTGACTCGAAGCCTTCGTCAGGAATAAGGGTAGGTATTGTAAGTTCTGAGCACTCACGGGCTCTATCTAGATAATGCTGTCTATCTTCTTTAAGCTTTTCATAGCGTTGTTTTGCTGTTTCTTTCATCATCTCTTTCATAATTAACTAATGTTCAATCCTGACCCTGAAGTAGGAATAGACAAGCCTGTTGTTTGTAAAGCTTTTGTACCTTTACGCTTGACTTTCTTTTTCTTTTCTGCTTCAGTTAACTTCTCTTCAGCTACCTTAAGTGTTGGTGCTATTTCTTCTCCTGATGGTGAAGCTATAGGTGGAGCTGGAGTAGGTGCTGGTGGTGGTGTTGAAACTCTTGGGCTACCTGTGCACATGTTGTCTCCTTATTGTTACTTATCTCTTTCTTTAAGTTGGTTAATAAAGCGAACAACATCACGTTGTCCAGCCTTGAAGTATATGTCCTTCATTTCATCTGAGATATCAGGTGATTGCTCAGGATATAAACTATTTAACAGCTTGATAAACTGTGGTACTGTTTTAGGTAAGGTGGTTTCTTCTTCATTCTTACCTACTATATCTTTTATAAACATATTTTATCCTTCTAAAACGGGTACTTTAAGTCCATAGTGTACCAGTTATTGTTCCTTTATTGTATTCAGTTGCTCTATTCTCAAAGAAGTTAGCGTGCTCAACACCATTAAGAACCCAGTCTAACCACTCTAATGGGTTATCTTTTACTTTGTAGTTAGGTTTCAATGATAGTTGTAACAACCTGCGGTCAGCAATGTACCTTATGTATTGCTTAACTTCCTTAGGTTCTAGCCCACGAATGCCCCCTTGCTCAAATGCTAGGTCAATAAACTTATCCTCTAGCTCAACCATGTCTCTACAGGTTTGATAGATAGTGGCTTTAAAATCATCATTCCACATACTTGGGTTCTCTTTAATCATTTCTTTAAACAGTTTAATCATACTCTCTACGTGGTGTGACTCATCACGTATTGACCATGTAACTATTTGACACATACCTTTCATGCGACCAAAGCGTTGGAAATTAAGTAGCATAACAAATGAAGCGAACAGTTGTAGTCCTTCACCGAACGCAGAGAAACAAGCTATGTCTCTAGCCAGTCCTTCTACACCTTTACCTTTGTCTTTAAATAAGTACTTATGTTTATCAGCCATCTCTTTGTATTCTTGAAACGCTTTAAACTCTGACTCCGGTAAACCTAATGTATCATTTAACATAGAATAACTATGTGCATGATTAGCTTCACTGGCTGCAAAAGAAGTTAACATCATACGTACTTCAGGCACTTTAAACTTAGGTAAGTATTTATCTAAGTAAGCCTTAGCTATATCTACGTCACCTTGTGTAAAGAATTTAAGTATCTGATTAATAAGATTCTTCTCAGGTTCTGTCAGCCTTTCATTCCAGTCTCTTACATCTTCATGTAAAGAAACCTCTGAAGGTAGCCAGTGCATTTTCTGTTGCATGTCATAGGACTCAAACGCCCAGTCATATGTAAATGGTTTATAGTGTGTACGTTCTTTAAATAAATTCATTATCCCTCGCAAGCTATACATTCCCCATCAGGAATAATTGTTCGTTCTATCTTTTGTGACACTAGTTCTGCTCTCTTTATTGCTTCTGAGCGACAGTAGTAAAGCGTCTTGAGTTTTCTTTTCCAAGCCAACATGTGTATGTCATGTAGTTCACGAATGTGTACATCAGCTGGAACGAATACATTAACAGATTGTCCCTGACAAATAAACTCTTGTCTGTCTGCTGCATGTTCTATTATCCACTGTTGATTAATTTCTATGGCTGTCTTGAATGTATCCTTTTCATAATCAGTAAGACCTTTGAGTTCTAATACTGAACCTCTGTTGGCTAGTATCTTCTTCCATGTCTTCTCATCATTCATACCTTTACTTTCTAATAGTTTCTCTAGGTGTTTATTCTTAACCAAGAATGAACCTGACATTGTCTTCTGCACATAGGCATTAGCCCTGTATGGTTCAATAGCCGGTGATGTAGTACCGCAGATGATTGAGCTAGAAGCGTTAGGTGCGATAGCAAGTAGGTGAGCGTTACGCCTACCCGTACCTTCCATGTCAGGTGCTTCACCTTTCTTAATAGCTAGTCGTTTAGATTCTTTGACAGCCTGTTCCTTAATGTGTTTAAACATCTGTAAGTTTTTAGACTTAGCTAAAGCTGATTCAAATGGTATGCCTTTAGATTGTAAGTAAGAATGGAATCCCATTGCACCTAACCCTAAGCTACGTTCATTCACAGCAGAAAACTTAGCCTTGTATAAAGTGTCAGGTGCGTTGTCAATAAAGTGCTGTAGCACATTATCGAGAAAGTGAATTAAATCAGGTATGAACATTGGGTCAGCCTTCCACTCATCATACTTTTCTAAGTTGACTGAAGACAAACAACACACAGCTGTACGTTCTTCATTAGTTGGTAAGGTTATTTCTGTACATAAATTAGAATGGTTTACTTTTAAACCTAAATCTTTTTGTGCTTGAGGTAGTCCATCATTAACTGTGTCACCAAACATAATGTATGGCTCACCTGTGGCTACTCTGTTTTCTAATATACGCTGCCATAACTCACGTGCTGATATAGTTCTTACTGTCTCATTTGTATGTGGGTCAGTTAGATTCCAGCTATCATCAAACGTTGGTTCTTTAATACAGTTGTCAATCAACTCCATGAAGTCATTAGATAAGTTAACACCATGATGTAGGTTAAGACACTTCCTGTGTACATCACCACCACTAGGCTTACGCATATCTAGAAACTCTATAATCTCAGGATGGCTTACGTCCATGTAAGCGGCATAGCTGCCCCTTCTAGTCTTTCCTTGTGAGAAGGCTAACATCTCTGAGTCTACTACATGTAGAAAAGGTATTGACCCTGACGACTGAGAACCATTGCTAGTGCTAGTACCATCAGAACGTACATGACCCCAGTAACCACCAACGCCGCCACCGACTGAGGCTAGCCAAGCGTTCTCTGTGTAGTGTCCAGTCAGTCCTTCTCTACTATCAGGTACATAATTAAGGAAGCATGAAATAGGCATGCCTCTCTCTGTACCACCATTAGTTAAAATAGGTGTGGCGTACATGAACCATAGCTTAGATGAATAATTATATATACGCTCAGCCATCTCATCATTAGCAGAGAAAGCTTTAGCTGCTCTCATGAATGCATCTTGTGGTGAGGTCTCTTCAGGTAATAAGTACCTATCATGTAAGGTAGTCTTACCAAACGAGGTTAACAATTCATCTCTGCTATAATCCATATTCACTCCTATAATATGTTGAGAGGGTTCACATGTGTGTTCTCTCTAATTAATATATCTATATACTCTTTTGCTTTCTTTAAATCCTCAAGCTTACCTTCCATGTCCTTGTGCTTGGTACGCCAACGACATAGATATTTGATAACATTAGCCTCACAGTATGGTATTTCATTCTCGATAATAAACTGTATGGGTTGTATCTTATATCTTGAGTAATGCTTAGGGTTAATTGCGTTTACTTCTACCTTCTTCTTGGTTGCCATAGTTTTACTTCTCCAGTTTTTTTGTTGTACTCACCGTGTCGCAGTATACGAGCACACCTAGCTTGTTGTAATGCTTCAGCTTCTGTGTATCCCTTCTTATCATAGGCTTGTAAAACTTTGTCCCACAGGTCTAAGAGGGGTACATTAATATCTGTCCCTAGTATCTTCTCAGCTGTCTTGATACCCACAGTAGGACACCCAGTGTATCCGTCTACTGCGTCACCAATAAGTGCCTGAGTCATGAACCAGTAGTCAGCTTCATATGGTGTGACCCTTTGGATATTAACACCATCAGAAGATACACCCACTGGTATTTGTTTTAAGTCTTTATCAATAGATACAATAACTTTATCTATATCAAAATGTGGGTCAGGTGTAGTAGCTAAAATACCTAAGACATCATCAGCTTCTACGTTGTCCCACATGATTCCTTTGTGATGTTCCATAATATACTTACGCAACACTGGAAGTATTAGTGGCTTACGCTTAGCTTTACGATTGTCTTTGTATGTAGGCAATACATCCTTTCTAAAATTAGAAGGAGATGTTAAACATATCTTAACTCTGTCTGCTTGTAAGTCTTCTTTAAGTTTCTTAATAGCTTCATCTACTAGACCATAGCACTTGTCTTCATATGAATGAAGAGTCCATAGTCCATTGCCCCAGTTAATTGCTTCTTCATTTTGAAGAGCAATCTGATAAATAAGAATGTCACCATCAATAAGTATTTCTCTTTTTGTACCTTTAGGTACTTGTGGTTGTCTTTGTGTCAATGTGTTTCGCTCCAGTTGTTACCGACTTTGTATTCACCAGTCAGTGGTATTCTTAAATCAAAGTACTTTCCTGTTGCTTCGATAGCTTCAACAGCTTTCTCACCTATGATGTCTGTCCAGTCTGAGCCACACTCTACTTGTATCTCATCATGTACCCACACCACTTGGTTAACATTCATGTAACCTTGTGTTCTTTTATTAAACTCAACCAACCAACGTTTACATACTAATGCACCACTTGATTGTAGTAATGTATTCAATGCTGAGTGTGCTGAGCGTACCTTAACGTTCCTGCCATCTAGTCCTTTGATGTAACCTTTAGCTGCTGCTTTTTGTACAGCTTCTATAAGTTTACTTAAGGCTGGTAAGTTGTTTAAGAATCTTTGCTTAACTTGTTTGGCTTCCTTCACTGTCTTACCAGTAACATCAGCTATCTTGTTCACGCCACCACCATACAAGAAACAATAATAGAAACGTTTAGCTAAGTCTCTTGAGTCTAGACCAGCTAGCTTCTGTGTTTCTGTGTGGATGTCACCATCAAGTACTACCTTAGTGTATGCACCATTGTCAAACTTAGCCATGTAGTGTGCTAACATTCTGACTTCTAATGCTGATACATCTATACCCACTAGCTTACGATTGAATGGTGTAGTAAATAATTCTCTACACTCTTTACCGTAAGGTGCGTGAGCACTGGGTACTTGTGCTAAATTAGGGTAGGCATGGCTGGCTCTTGCAGTCACTGTCGAGTTGGTGTTGCAAGTGC